TTATCACTTGACTTCTTCTTCTCAAGACCGATCTGCTGACGAGTCATCTGCTGTTTTATTGCTTGATCAGCTGACTCTTTAACATTCTTCAAATGCTTCTGTCTTTTATCCATGAAGAACTTACCAGCATCACCAGGTAAAATTCTTTCAATAGTAATATCTCCACGGTATCTATAGTTAATAAGCAAACGTAACTTCTGTCTTAGTTCTGCTGGATTACTAGCATATACTACAGTAGATCCTATCTCTGGAAGAGAAACTTTATATTGAAATAGACTTGACTTAGGTGCAAGTTTATTTACTGCAGTCACACTTTCTTTTACCTTTTTCTTACCATCCGATAACTTATTACCTGGTGCTACCAACTTCTTTAAATCTTTACGCTTTGCTCTCATACGCATGACAGGATCGAATCCAGCATTAGGTCCAGTCGCAGTAGCACTGCCACTAAACCCTCCTGTTCCTGCTGACATCATTTCTTCGTTCATTAGAGTTTCTCCAGTTCTTCTTCTAAGTCAGGATCCACCTCTAAAGATGGCATCATTCCTATAGGATATTTATTCAAGTAAAGTAGTAGAGTTTTTAATAGACTCCAATACTCCCTCTCCATCTTAAAAAAGAGTAAGGGAGTTGCTGCTTCACCAAAAACATTATAAAGTATGATTAAATGATTGATAATAAGATGAGTTCTTAAAGAACCCCCTCGAACATAACGCTTCAAGAGTCTTTTCAGATACTTGAAGCGTTTCATATCCTCATCAAAATCCTCCCTGGTCATACAGGAAGGATTCTCATAATGCTTAATGGCGAACAGAATGTAATTGGATTCATTCAGTTCGTCAATTAACATATATTATGCTGTAACTGTTAGTGTAACTGCTGTCAAACCACTGAGTACCAGTGATGCTGCTGTTGAACCATCTGCTGTGTCAGTAATTGTACCACTGTTAAGTGAGATGTTTGATCCACCTAGTGTTAGTACATCATCCTCAGCAACAGTTTGTGATGCTACTGTGAAACGCTTCCTGTTTGCAGTTGAACCAGTTGCAGTATAGGTAAGAGTGTGAGGTCCACGACCACTACCTGTACCTTCATTACCGTTAGCAATTACAACTTGAGGTGATCCAGCAACTGTTACCTTCTCATCCCATGTAACTTCAGCAGTGATTGTTCTACTACCAGCTGCAATAGAAGATTGTACAATACGAATCTTAGTTACAGTAGGTGCAGCAAGAGTTGTTGATAGACCACCAATACATGCTAACACTTCTGGTTGTGCATTAACATTGTCATTACCTGTTGACTTAGATCCAGGTGCAACCACCCAACCTGAAGTATCGGCATAGACAGTTGCCTTATTATAATCTGAATCCTCGTCTTCTGGCAGCCATTTGGGCTTGTTAGTGGCTGACGAAGCGGTGTTTCCCCATAATGGCATGGTAAATTTACTCCGAATATTAATCTGTATACTTATTTATAATGCTACTTTTTTACTAGCATAATATTTCTCTGCTGCCTCATAGTATGATCCCATATTATGATCAGCAACACCATCGAATCTAGTATCGTTTTCATCCTTCAATTTAATCTCTGGATGAGTATGTACATAGCCAGCGAGCCAAGGAGGAGTCCCTGGAACAATGTCATCACCATGCACAAACCGAAGATGTTCAAGATCCTTAATCCTCTTTCTAAGTCTACGTCCACCTGGTCTAGGAGATCCAGCAGTAACAAGTGCAATATTTTTATTACCTGATTCCCAAAGGAGATCAGCAATCAATGTAGCAGTAGCACCACCAAGTGAATGACCTGCGATAACAAGTTTCCTCTCTGGATTCAATCCTTCATAGGCAACTACTAGTTCTGCTAATGTCCTATTAGCATTGTTCTTAAATCCTCGGTGACAATCATCTCTCTTAATCAAAAACTTTAGATTGGTTATCCAATCTGTAGTTTCATTGGTACCTTCTACTGCAAGGACAGTATGTCCTGCAACTTTCCTACTAACTAGAAAATCTTGGCTATGAGGATAAACGTCACGACAGCACCGAAGTGCCTCAAGGACTACTTCTTTTGAAAGTGTCATGAATTATAATGCAACTATATTATATATCCTAATCGTATACTTTTTTACCGCCTTTCATATAACCACTACCCTTCTTATCGTAAAACTTAATCCTTTTCTTTGCTGCTTCACCTTGTTTCTTAAAATCTAAATACTTTTTCTTCTTCCGTTCAATAGATTTCTTCTCAGCATCAGCTGCTTTACGTGCCATTAGGTCACTACTAATCTCTTGAATATTATGTTCCACGTGTATCCCTCATGAGTGCTTCAGCATCTTTCTTTGCCTGACGACGTTTTTCAATAGTACCTGCTGGTGTACCTTTTCTATCACCTGGTTGCTGTCTACCCTTCTCACCCTTAACCTTCTTACGTTGACCTTCAGGTTTACCTGTCTCTCTACGGATCATACCTCTGACATACATCAGTGCTTTATCAGATGTGTTTCCACCTTTCTTTACAGCACTACCAGGTCTCTTATTAATAGACCCAGTTGCTTTACCAGTCTCTTTACCGTATCTATTTAATTCATTAAATGTTAAGAGCTTCTCAGTTCCGACTTCTTCTGGCCTTTCTTCTGAGATTTCTTTTTCACTTGCATAATTTTCTTTAACTGATTGGCTAAGGTCTGATTTTGTACCAGCATGATGGTCTTCACCACACTTAATACAGGGATGTTGATCGCAATCGCAATCAACACAGTCCTGTTTCTCTTTCAAATCCTCTACTTTAGGATTTATCTTAACTTTAGTTTTTTTCTCAGAAAGTTCTTTAAACGTTAACATTGTGCATTTCCTCAATGATCGTTTCTATTTCTTCAATAGGGAATAGTCCTGACTCATATAGATGTGCAATCTTATCATAGTCCTCACCTAAACGACTAGCAAGTTTGTCACTTCCTTTGGATACAAATCTAGCAGTCTTACCAACTGCTTTCTTAACACCTTTCTTGACAAGTCTTCCGACTGCTTTTAAAGCACCACCGACTGCCTTACGTGTTTCACCACTAGAAGATGATCTCTTAACAACCTTCTTCTTAACAACCTTTTTAGTTGTTGAAGATGAAGAATCAGATCTCTTACCCTTAACATCAGAAAGAAGTTTATCTAACTTACCACCTGTACCATCATTATCCTTCTTTTCTGGCTTGTCTGTGTTCTGTTTAGTAGGTCTTGACATTGCAGCACGCTTTGCCTTGATTCTTGCTGCTTGATATTCACCAGCAGCATGACCAGCAGCCTTACCTGCAGTACCAACTATCTTTTTACCTGCTGCTTTAAGACCTTTCTTAATAGCAGATCCAGCTTTCTTCAATCCAGCTTTCAAACGATCTGACCTCTTAGGTTCAGGTTTAGAATCACTAGATGTCTTCTTAGACTTCAACCTTTCACGTGCCTCTGCACCTTTATCCTTACCTAGATCTACATTCTTAGGTTTCTGCACTGCAACATTAGGTCGTGCTGAATGTAATGATGTTGCTTCATCAAGTAATTCAACTTCTTCTAATGCTTCACAGATCTCTAGTAGATCATCTTCATCTTCAGCAATTTCATATATGATTTCTTCAAAGAAACATACCAATTGCTCATCGGTGAATGCATACAATTCATTTAGATTTTCTAATTCTTCATCTGTGAAATAGAATGCTTCCTTCTTATGTGCTGTATGCTTAGGATTCTTAGCAGGATCCTTTCTATTATATGCATCTCTTGTATGATGAGTTGCTCTCTGAGTAGCACTCAACTTATACTTAGGAGTCTTAAGTTTCTTACCCGACTTACCAACGTCAGTTTTTTCATCTCTCTTTCTCTCATGACCTATCTGACTAGTATCACCAGTGCTCTTAGACTTTACAGGATTACTTTTGTTCCTAGCAAATCCATATGACTTAGCACCACCACCTGTTTGATTACCAGCTTGAGTAGCAGCATCTGTATTACGACTCCTTTGTGATTGTGCTAAGTTATACCCAGCTCTCTCACTCTTACCTACACCACGATTAACACCTTGCTTTGATCTTCTTTTCGCTCCAAGTTCTTGTGCTCTCTTGTAAGCCTTTTGAGCGAGTTTCTCGCTCTCCTCAATCTTTCCCAGGCAATCAGCCTCCACTATCTTAGCAATTTCTTCTTCAGTAAAGACCCCAGTAGCACGTAGCTCCTCTGATTTCTCCTCATTCTTTAAATGGTCAGCAGCT